GGGGGGGCAGCTGCCGCCGGTGCCGCTTCCCGCGCCTCACGTGTCCTGCGCGGCGCCGGCCTGCTCGGTGCCGGCGTGGCCGCCTACGATGTCGGTTCGACGCTGCTGGATCCCAACCTCAACGCGGTCCAGAAGACCAATGCTGTCGGGCGCACGGCCGCAGGCGTGGCGGGCGGCTGGGCCGGCGCCCAGGCAGGCGCCGCACTCGGCGCCCTGGGCGGCCCGCTGGCGCCATTTACGGTGCCGGTCGGTGGCATTGCGGGCGGGCTGGCCGGGTATTTCGGTGCGCAGTGGCTGGGCGATAGCCTTACAGACCTGTTTTCGACACCAACCCAGCGCGCCGGCTCCACGCGCCGCGCCGACGGCGTGCGCGTCCCACTTCCTCCCGAGGCACAGAACCAGCTCGGCATGACGCTGCGCACGCCGCCTGCCTACCTCACCAACCCGGCACTCCAGCCCGGCCCGGCGCTGGCCGCCATGGCGAAGGCTGAGCCGCAGAAGGTAGAAATCGGCCAGGGCCAGCTCGCTGTCAGTGTGAGCGTCACCGACGACCGCACGCACGTCAGCACCGATGTGACACGCCAGCCAAGCGCGCTGCGCATTGACGCCGGCTATACCAATCCAGGAGGCTTCTGGTGACCCTAATCGACAACGCACTAGGCGCAGGTTCGTCCGCGATTTCGGGCGCCGTGTCGGCCGCATCCGGCGCCGCCAGCACGCTCACCAGCGCGGCGAATCGGCTGCTCGGCAGGAATGTCACGGGCAGCACGAACGACTGGCTCAGCCAGCTCAAGCCGGCCTCCTGGCGGGAAGTGCCGTTCCAGGTCGATACGATGGAGCTGACGGCCGGCGATAACACTGTCCTGCGGGAATATCCCTTCCAGGACCTGCCGACGGTGTTCACGATGGGCGCCGGAGCCGAGGAAATCAAGCTTTCCGCGTATGTCATTGGCGATGACTACCTGGACCAGCTCGATCGCCTCAAGGCCGTCCTGAAAGGCGATGGCGTCCTGATCCACCCGACGGTCGGCAGCATCCGCTGCTGGCTTCACGGCCGGTACACCATCCGCGAATCCCTTGTGGCCGAAGGCGGCGTGGCCCGCGTCGATCTGACGTTCATTCGTGCGGAGCCGCGTCGCTACCCGGCTGGCAAGACCAACACGACGGATCGCGTAGCGGAAGCTGCAGATGCGGCCGATAAGTCGTTCATCGACTCCCTGGCCGCCAACCTGGATCTGGAGGGTATGGCCGGCTGGGCGCACGACAACATCCTGGGGAACTTGCGCAGCGGGCTGGACACGTTGTGGGGCGCAGTCTCCGCCGTCAACCAGGGTTTCGATTCCTACAACTCCCTGGTCAGCCAGTACATCACGTTCCCGCTGAGCGAGCTGAGCGCAATTCCTGCGGTCCTGGGTGGCCGCATTGCTGATCTGATGCGCATTCCCCAGGATCTCAGCTCCGGGCAAGCATGGAACGTGTTTGCGGCCGCGCGCAACCTCTGGAGAGCCCCGTCAGGAGGTTCAAACTCATCCTCTGCCGGCGCCGTGGCGATCGCGCCGGCCGTGGCCGAAGCCTATAAGACCGTTGGCTTTGTCCCGAACGACAACCAGGCGAAGCTGGAGGCCGCTTTTACGCCCCCCAGCGGCCCCTACCAGACCGAAACGCGCCAGCGCCAGGCCCAGGCACTAAAAACGCTCCATGGCTTCTTTAATGGCCTTTCCACCACCATGGCAATCCGCGCCGTGGCCCAGGTCGACCTGACCAGCTATGACCAGGCGCTGGCTTTGCGAACCGATATCAACCAGCAGCTCACCGAACTGCTGCACGCGGCAGCAGACGAGCCAAATGGCGGCCTGGGCACGACGACTACCCATGACGCCGTGCTGCAGCTCCAGACGGCCGTGCTGGTCGACCTGCAGGTGCGATCGCGCGATCTGGCCCGTTTGACCACCTACACGCCGCAGACCTGGCAGCCGGCGCTTTACGTGAGCTATCGCATGTTCGGCACCGCGCAATGGGCGGACGAGCTGGTTGCCATGAATCCGCATGTCCGGCACCCGCTGCTGGTGCCGCCCGGCAAGCCCCTCCGACTGATCAGGCACGATTGACCATGGCTGCGCAATACACCAAAGACGATGCGAAGGCATATGTCACGGTCAATGGCCGCGACTATGAGGGTTGGCTGTCTTCCACGATCGACCGATCCATTGAAAACCTGTCCAGCCGGTTTTCCATCCCGGTTTCGCTGGTTCCGGGCAATCCGCCGAACATCAAGCGCCAGGATGCCGTTCGCGTTCGCATCAACGATACCGTGGTGGCTACGGGCATCGTTCTCGCTGCAGAACCGTTCTACCGGCGCGACGACTGCGGCGTGAAGATCGAGGGCCGCAGCCGTAGTGGCGACCTTGTGGCCTGTTCGGCAGTTCACCAAGGCGGCCAATGGCGCAACGCCAGGCTGGATGTGATTGCCCGGGACCTGTGCAAGCCCTTCGGCATCGATGTCCGCGTGGACACCGATATCGGCGAGGTAATCCGGGACTTCAAGATCGCCCACGGCGAAAAGGTGGTAGACACGCTGTCGCGCGCGGCCCGCCTGCGCGGCGTATTGGTGACCACGGACGCCGAAGGCCGGGTGCTCCTGACCCGTGCGGGTAAAACGCGCAGCCACGGTGCCATCGTGCGCGGCCAGAACGTGATCAGCATGGAAAGCGTGGGCACCGATGCGGAACGGTTCTCCGACTACATTTGCTACGGCCAGTCCAACATTGTTCACAGCAAGCCTGGGCTGCAGGAGCTGGAAGTGGGCGGTGCAATGGCCGATCCCATCAAAGCATTCGGCCAAGCCGTCCAGCAGAAGGCCCAGGCGAAGGATCCGGGGATCCAGCGCTATCTCCCGCTGGTCATCCACGCGGACGGAAACAACGCGCCTGCGGACATGAGACGCCTGGTCGACCACACCATGCGCGTGCGGCGCGGCCAGGCATACGGGCTGAAGTACGTCCTGGAGGGCTGGACGTGGCAGGGCAAGCCGTGGGAGGTCAATACGCGGGTTCCCATTTATGACGATATCGCCGGCCTGGACGGCACCGAATGGCTCATCTGCAGTGTGCAGTCGACGGTTGACCTGCGCGAAGGTGACGTAACGGAAGTGGTGGTCCGTCCGATCGAGGCATATGACACCGTGCCACTAAACACCAAGATTCGCCACGGCCGGCACGGCCGCAAGCGCGGCAAAGACGGCGCTCCGCTGGAAGTCATGGAGGTACGCCAATGAATCCATTTCAACTGCTGCGTTCGCTGTTCACCGGCCTGCGCGAAGGCCCGGTCCAGACAGTCAAGGTGCGGTCATTCGACACCAACGGCCGCGAGGATGTGGAGCGCTGGCAAGACTACGGTTTCGCCGGAAATCCGGGCGATGGCCAGGGCCTTGTTCTGGAGTTCGGCGGTCACACCATCGTATTCCGCATGGATCGAATCGACAGCCGTCCGCAGCTCCAGGTTGGCGAGGTGGCCGTGTGGCACAAGGAAGGTCACAAGGTCCTGCTGAGCGAGGGGCGCAAGATTACGATCGAGTGCGACGACTACGGTGTGGTGACCAAGCGGTATAGCGTCAAAGCCACGGAATCCGCGACCTTTGATACCCCTTCGGCAGCATTCTCGAAAGACGTGGCGATCGCCGGCCGCGCCGACATCGAGGAAGGCGCATCCGTCGACGGTGTGGAGTTCATCGACCACGGTCACAAGCAGGTTCAGCGCGGCAATGACGTCTCGGGCGGCGTGAACAAATAGCCCGGTTGTGAAACGTTTCACAACGCTTTAATCCCCCATCAAAGCGATCATGAAGGCCAGTTACCGCTGGCCGACATGAGCGACATCCTCACCACCTCCGCAGCATCCACAGCCGCACTTTCGCTTCCATTCGATTGGAGCGTGGTGCCGGCCGGTCCCGTCAAAAGCGTCACCTGGCACGACTATTCCAACCCCTGCGTGGCTCCTGCAGCCCGAGTCGAAGCGCTGGAAATCCGGGCTTTGGCACTGGATGACGGTCTTTGCACTGCGGTAGTCCTTTCCATGTTCTGCGACCGTCGCGCCGATGACGACGTGACGCTGCCCCTCAACCAGACTGACCGGCGCGGCTGGTGCGGCGACGAGTTCATGGGCGATGTCGATACGGACGCCCCGATCGATGCTTCCGACGCCTGGGGCTCGCATCTCTGGCTCTGCTACGTCTCCAAGAGCGTAGTTCCGGTGCTTGAACGAGCGAGGTTTGCCGTGCAGGAATCTCTGCAGTGGATGGTCAAGTCTGGCGTTGTCGATCGCCTGGTGGTCGACGCGGAGTGGACCGGCCCAGTTAGTGATCGTTTGGCGGTCAGACCGCAGTTATGGCGCGGCGACTCGATCAAGCCCATCTATGACGTGCTCTGGGGCACAACCTTGCGGAGAATCGCGTGACAACGCCGATCCAAGTTGCGATTCCGACGATTCGGGATCTGAAGGACAATGCCGCGCGCCAGCTCCAGCAGGCGCTTACCGACGCCTCCCTTTCGGCCGACAGTGCGCTGACTGTGGCCGATGTCAAGCTGGCCCGGTCCAATCTCGATGCCATGGCGTTCGTCCAGGGCGTCGGCATCCACGGTGCCTACCGCTACCTCAAGGATTTCATTGCTCGCCAGGCGATCCCGACAAAGGCTGTCGAGGAATACCTGGATGGCTGGTTGGAGGCATACGGCATCCCGCGAAAGGAAGCCCGCGTCGGGACTGGCGTTGTGCAGGGTACGGGCGAGGCCGGCTATCTGACCCTGGCCGGCACCGAGATGCAGGATCAAGATGGGCTGTTGTTCACGGTGCTGGAAGATACGCCAGTCTCGGGCGTCCTGGGCACTGTGAACCCGCGCATCGTCTGTAGCACCCCTGGTGCAGTAGGCAATCTCGCGGCCGGCACGGTACTGGAACTGGTGACAACGGTGCCGGGAATCGACCGCCAGTTCACGGTCAGCCCGGCCGGAATCTCGGGCGGCGTGGATCGGGAAACCGACTCGGAAGCCGTTTATCGCCTGAATCAGCGCCTGGCGAACCCGCCACGGGGCAGCGCGCCGTCGGACTATGAGCGGTGGGCGCTCTCTGTGCCCGGGATTACGCGCGCCTGGGGCATCCGGAATCCCAGCGGCCCAACGTCGGCCGGCGTCATCATCATGGCGGACAACAACCTGCCATATGGTCTGCCCACCCAAGCCCAGAAGGATGAGGTATTCGCGTACATCCGGGATCCCGAGCGTGGGCCACCCGACGAGCTGTTCGTGATCATTCCTGACCCGGTTTTCGTGGATCCTCAATTGAGCCTGACCCCTGATACTCAGGCAGTTCGTGACGCCGTGACGCTGGAACTGAAGGACCTGTTCTTCCGGGAAGCCGTGCCGCATGGTCGGATCCCGCATACGCACCTGAGCGAAGCAGTGTCGGCTGCTGCTGGCGAAACTGACCATATCTTTCTGCAGCCGGTGCTGCAGCCCGGTGGCTTCCTGGTGGCAGGCGCCTTCCAGATCCTGGTGCTGCGCAATATCAGCTATGTGGCCGCCTGACCATGGACAAGTTCTGGCAGGCCCTTAGCCATCTCCTACCGCCTGGGTACGCGTTTCCCCGGAACCCGGGATCTGTGGTCATGCGGTGGCTGCGCGCTTGGGCGCAGGTCCTCCGGGCGCACCATGAGTTTGTGGACAGCGCCACCCAGCAATGGCTGCCGCACCGGACCTGCTCACGCCTGGAAGAGTGGGAGGAAGCGCTGGGCTTGCCGGATACATGCTTCAACGGCGAACAGTCGGCCGAACAGCGGCGCACGAACATGCTGGCGCGTCTGCGCGGCGATATCGATCTGCCGCACGTAGATAGCTCGGCCGAAAGCCCGGGCGCCATCAAGGCATACCTGGCGCGGTATGGGTATCAGGTGGAGGTCTGGTATTCGACGCCATTCCGCGCTGGGCGCAATCGCGTAGGTGATCGCCTCGGCGCGTTGAGCGGCATCCTGAATATTCGTGTGCTCTACCTCTGTCAGCCGTTCCGGACAGGCGAAAACCGGGTCGGCCAGCGCCTCCGGATCTGCACAGAGGACGGCACGGAAATTGAATGCTTGCTCGCGCGAATTGCACCCGCGCGCTTTCAAATCAACGTAATTTACCTATAGGAACCGGCGATGGACTACACCTCCAGCTTGGACCGCGTTATCCACGAAGCCACGGGCCATCGGATGCACGATGACGGTCAGGCCATTCCCACAGTGGTTTCCAGCAATGACATGAATATGGTCATCTGGAGCCTGATGGAAGTTCTTGCTGCGGGTGGCGTCGCGGGCAAGGGCTTCAATGCTGACGATCCGGATTCCTATACGCGGCTGGTGCGGGCGGTCAAAGCGATCGCCTGGGGAACGGATGTTGCAAGGCCGACCACCCTGGCCGGATATGGCATCGTCGACGCGAGCAGCGCTGCAACCGTCGTTTCCGCTGCGGGCACGAAAATCCTTACCAACGCCAATGCCGGCATTGTGCTCATCAACGCAGCTGCGGGCGACGTTACGATTAAGCTGCCTCCTGTCGTGCCAACAGTCAGCCCGACATTCCACTTTGTCCGGATCGACAACACGCCGGCAAACAGCGTCTGGGTGCAGGGTGCCGGGGCAGACACGATCGACGGCGCGGTGTCCAATACCTTTAGGCTGGTGGGCGCTGGAGATGCACGTTCGGTCAAATCGAATGAGCTCGCAGCCTGGTACACGGTTTCGGCGTTGCTGGCGTCCAACGCAGCTGCGTATCAAAGTGTCGCGCAAAGCCTCGCCGCAGCCACCTTCACGAAGATTTCACTGCAAACGAAAACGAGCGACGCGGGCAACGAGTTCGATGCGGCGCTGTATCGATTCACTGCAAAGCAAGCCGGCATCTATCACATCGATGGTTCTGTGAACTTCTCGAACCCGCAGCCGGGGGCCGGCTACTTCTGCGCTGCCTTCAAGAACGGGGCAATGATTGCTCGTGGCTCGGCCGTAACGGTGAATTCAACGTCGGTCCAGGCGGTTTCGGTTGTCTCGGGTGACATTCCCTTGATCGCTGGGGATTACCTGGAGCTATATGCATACGGCGATGGCGCCGTAACGCTCGCCAGTGGCCCCTCTGCCACTCGGCTTAACATCCACCGCATTCGCTAGGAGCCGTATGAACATCGCCGCCTGCATTCAGCACCTTTTCCCCGATGCTCGTCCCGGCATCGACTTCATCGTGGTCGACCGCCTGGACGGGAACGGACCGTGCATTGAAGGTTGGAACCTTGAGGCCGTCCCGCCAACGGAGGAAGAGTTGGCCGCCGTCAAGGACCAGGTTGAGTTTGAACTGGCCGCCACATTCAGGCGCTCGGAGCGCGACACGCTGCTACTGGCGACGGACTGGACGCAGCTCCCGGACGTTCCCGAGGCGACGCGTAGCCGCTGGACCGCCTACCGGCAAGCACTTAGGGATCTCCCTGCCCAGCCTGGATGGCCATTCGATGTTCAGATTCCCCAGGCCCCTGAAGTTTGAAGGCTGTTCGACCGCCCTTCAAAGTCGGATCAAAGGGGTGTCATGGACCGGCGGGCAAACGGTGCGTCTGACGCAGCATCTTTTGCTGGAAATTGCTGGGTCAAAGTAAAAGCCCGGCTAGGTCAAACTAAACGGCGCGCTACTGCACCCCTCACCGGGTGCCCTTTTTGCTTGCGCCCGGCAGCGGGCCAGGCTGCGATTTCCTGTCGATCCGTGACGGCCTTGGCACAGGTGTAACGGTTAGTGAAGATCACTTGTAATGATAACAATTCTCATTTATGATCTTCTTCATCGTAACCAACTCGCATCGCTTCCCCTACGTGAAGCGCTTCCACGGAGAAGACCATGAGCACAATCAGCCTGCCGATGTCGCAACCGCGTGAAGTCACGCGCCGCCGCCTGTCCCTGCGCCGCGTCGAGGTTGCCTCGCAGGCGCGCCGCGAGCCGTCGACGGCATCGTCGGCTATCGAGACCGTGAAGTCGGCGGTAGCCGGCCTGCCCGCCCGCCTGGAAGCGCTGATGCGCGCCGATGCGCCCGCCGAAGGCAATACCGCGCAAGCCGTGCCGCTGGACGCCATCATGCGCGGCGCCACGACGCTGCCGATCCTGCATAACGGCGACGTGTACACGCTGCGCGTGACGCGCTACGGCAAGCTCATTCTGACCAAGTAATCGACAGTCTTTTGTGGGGACCACCCCTTCGCGGGGTGTTGGGCAGTAGCCAGACGATCGGAACACGCTGACAGGGAAGATTTCCAAACCCCTTGCCTGTCAGGCCGATGCCAGCCATGCCGCCTTTTTATACCGCCCCGCAGGCGTTGCGCCTGCGGGGCTTTGCATTGGCGGGCTCGCAATGCGATCCCGCCGTGCAATCAGACGCCGAGCGCAGCGATACCAGCGCGTGCGATCTGCGCGTCTTCGGTAGACTTCACGCCGGACACGCCTACGGCGCCCACGACCTGGCTGTTCACGACGATGGGCACGCCACCTTCGAGCATGCCCTGCAGGTGCGGAGCGGTCATGAATGAGTAGCGGCCGTTGTTGATCATGTCTTCGTAGATCTTCGACTCACGACGGCCCATCGCAGCCGTGCGGGCCTTTTCCGTGGCGATGTAGGCCGAGATCGGGGCCACGCCGTCCAGGCGCAGCGAGCCGAGCGGGTGGCCACCGTCGTCGACGACCACAATCGTGACAGCCCAGTTGTTGGCCTTGGCTTCGACCTCGGCAGCCGCCAGCAACTTCTTCACGTCATCGGCCGTCAGTACGGTTTTTTGCTGCATACCTCTCTCCAGTCTGTTCATCAGTGTGAGGCCGCAGTATATCGCGCCGTCCGGGGCAACAATGGTGACATGACCAGTACAAGGACTTTTGACTTGACGGTTATCCCGCAGCCCTTGTCGAGCGGCCGCCAAAAGAAAAAGCCCGCAGGCGGCGGGCTTTTCTGGATCCGGTTGAGACGAGCCGGTCAGGCGCCGTCGCTGAAGGAACTACGGGGATCGGTCACGCGTGCGCCGTCGGTGTAGACATCGCGCTTGTCGTTGGCGCGGGCACCATCGGTGTAGGCATCGCGTTGATCGGTCACGCGCTGGCCACCGCTGTAGACGTCGAACTTGGCCGGTGCGGCAAAGGCCGATACCGACAGCACGGAAAGCGCGCCGAGGGCGGCGACGGCAGCGATGCGTTGCTTGATCTTCATGAGAATCCCCTTATTGATGTTAGTCGCGGGCGTCGCGCCATCAGGCGGATGCTTGTGGGAGCGGCGTCACCCAAGGAGTTTAGGGGGAAACCCTGAGGCCGAAGTCCAGCCGCATTGAGCGGACGCATCAAATTCTTTGAGCAATAAAAATCTTCGGGAACTCCCCGGCGCAATCTTCCACCATCGAATGTCAGAAAACGCCGGCGAGCCGCCAAGAGAGCGTCACGCAGAAATAGAAAAAGCCCCACGAAGGGGCTTTTTCCGACGATGGCCTTTCAACGACCTTACTGAACGATTACACCGCTGCGTCCGGTCGCGATTCGCGTCTTAGTCGCGCCAGCGGCCATGGCCCCGACCGTGGCCGTGGCCGTGACCATGGTAATGGTCGCCGCGATATCCCGGCGGGCCGTAGTAGTAGCGCGGACCCGGGTAATAGCGGGGACCGTAGTAGACTGGCGCCGGACGCACCACGACAGGCGGCGGGCCATAATAAACCGGAGCCGGCGGCGCGTAGTACACCGGCGGCGGCGGCGCATAGTAGGCGGGGCCACCCACCACCACACCCGGAACGCCAATTGCCACGTCCACGTTCACGCGTGCCATTGCAGCGCCAGACGCCAGCGCGGCGGCTACACCGAATGCTGCGAACAACCAACGTTTCAT